TGGCTGTAGACGAATTATCTAAGGCTTTGCGTGATGACGAGTTGTATGTGCCATGTGCCAAGACTCTTGGGGAGTTGAGAACATTTGTTCGGGAAGCCAGTGGAAAGATGCATGGGTCCCCCCACGACGACAGAGTGATGTCTTTGGCTATTGCCAACCAGATGCTGAAGCATGTCTGGTTGCCCGAGTATCAGGTTTCTTTAACTCCACCCAAGAACAGTTTGTTGTGGTTTGAGCAGTTTATTCCTACGGAGCAGGTTGAAAGAATCCGTGTTGGGGCGTTTAACGTCCGTAAGTAACGACTTTGGCTCTAGGTATGGCAGTTTTCACCTGTGAGGTTTGTGATTCTAAATGGGTTGAGGACTCTATGCCTCGGCGTGGTCCCGTTTGCTTTAAGTGCCATGTGAAAAACATTCGCATTGGTTTCACTCACGGCAAGGAGGACTTTCACGGACCGACCGTCCGTGAGCGTCAGCAGCAACAGGTTAAGGAAGCAGCCGCTGCTGGGATTAACGCTGAGCCTGTCGGGAACCGCTGGATTTGATGCGTCATGTCTGCTTGGTTGGTGCCCATCATAGTTGCCGTCATAACGGGACCGGTGGTGGTTTTGCTACAAAAGTTGCGTAGTGAAAATACTAGCCAACACGCAGAATCTCGAGGTTTGCTTGAGCACCTGATTGTAAAAGTTGACAAGGTTGATGACAAATTAGACCGCCACATGGGAGACGACCACAGCCACAAGGAGGCATCATGAAAACAAACGCATCACGAGTACGAGCGCTTATCCGCTCGGTTCTTGTTCTTGTAACCGCTTTTGGTTTAGACCTTAGCGCTGACCAAGTTGCAGCGGTTCAGTTGTTTGCAGAGGCTGTTCTGCAACTTACATTTAAGGATGCCTGATGGCTCGTCCAGCATTTAGGGACATACTGACTAAGTACCGCAAGGCGATTACACAATCGTATAAGTGGCGTGACGAGGACGGATACGACGACCTTTGGAACAGGATGATTGACCTGTACCGTGGTCGCCACTACGACCAGTATGAAGACGATGACCGTGCACTGGTTAATATGGCGTTCTCAACGATTAACGTGATTGCTCCGTCTGTTAGCGTTAATCACCCGAAGATTATTGTTGGTGCACGTCGCCCCGAAGATGGCGACCGTGCTGTGGTCACGGAAGCCATCATCAACTATTGGTGGCGTCAATACGAATGTCAGAAAGAGATTCGCCGTGCAGTTGATGACTATCTGATTGTTGGGCATGGCTGGTTGAAGACCGGCTACAAGTTTGAAGAAGAAGAGCGTGAGAAGCCAAGAGAGCAGGTTGAGGAGGCAGGCGAGGTTGAGGAAGGTCAGGAGCAGGAAGAGGTTTCGTTGGAAACCGAACTGATTGTCACCGAGGACCGCCCGTTTATTGAGCGTGTCTCACCGTTTGATATTTTTGTTGACCCTGAGGCAACATCGATTGAGAACATGAAGTGGATTGCTCAGCGTATACGTCGCCCTTTGCTTGAGGTTCAGAACGACAAGCGGTACAACAAGGCTGCTCGCCAACAGGCGACAGCAAGCCGGTACTCCAAGTGGTCATCCGAGGAGCGTAAGCCCCGTATGAGCCGTGACGCACAAGATGCGTACTGTGATGTAATTGAGTTTTATGACCTGAAGAAGAACACGATGGCTGTGTTCTGTGACGGTGGAGATTCGTTCCTGATTAACCCAATGGAAGTTCCGTTTGCGTTCGGTCATCCTTTTGTGATGATGCGCAACTATGATGTGCCTGAGCACTTCTACCCGATTGGTGAACTAGAAGCCATTGAGCCACTTCAGCAGGAACTAAACGAGACACGCACACAGATGATGAACCACCGCAAGCGGTTCTCCCGTAAGTGGCTGTATAAGGAATCAGCGTTTGACGTTGATGGTCGCTCAGCGCTGGAATCAACTGAAGACAACGTGCTTGTGCCCGTCATTGGGGATGAAAACCTTGGTGGTGTCATTCAGCCAATGCCAGCCATTGTGAACCCACCAGAGATGTATAACATCTCCAATCAGGCTATGGCCGACATGGACCGCATCAGTGGTGTGGCTGAGTTCATGCGTGGTGGTGTCAGCGAGATTCGTCGCACAGCGACAGAATCCGCCATGATTCAGGACGCCATGAATGCGAGAACCTCTGACAAACTGGCTGAGGTTGAGCGTTGCATCGCAGAATGTGCCCGCCGTTTGATTGGGCTTGCACAGCAGTTCATGACCGGCGACCAAGTGGTTCGTGTGGTTGGCTCTGGTGCCATGCCGATTTGGATTCAGTTTGACCGTGATTACATTGCTGGCAACTTCGACTTTGAGGTTGAGGCTGGGTCTACTCAGCCGGTAAACGAGTCGTTCCGTCGCCAAATGGCTTTGCAGATGGTTGATGCAATGGCCCCGTTTGTATCCGCAGGCGTGGTTGACATGGGTGCTTTGGCACGCCATGTGCTTCAGTTTGGGTTTGGGGTTAAGACTCCGGAGGCTTTTTTGGCGGCACCTCAAGCACCGGCTGGTCAACCCCCGATGGGTCCGGAGCAGGGAATGTTGCCCCCGGGTGAGGCACCCATGCCCCCAGAAGGGGCTGGTGTGCCCCCCGAGATGCTCTCACAGATGCTTGCACAGGGTGGTCAGCCACCGATGATGTAACGATTTTGTGGGTGTTATAGATAACCAACCAGAATACGGAGTTATGGAAACTGAATTTACTACTGAGGTTGCGGAACCCACCGATGGTGGACAAGTCGCAAGCGACGAGACAACTGCCTTTGAACAGCAGGAGATTGACTATCTCAACTGGGACGAGTACGGCGACAAACATGTCAAAGTAACCGTTGATGGTGAGGAAGTTGATGTTCCGCTTAAGGAGGCTCTTAGCGGGTACCAACGTCAAGCCGACTACACTCGGAAGACACAGGAACTTGCTGAGGAAAGACGACAGGTGCAGTTCGCACGGGCAATCCAACAAGCGTTGGACAATGACCCAGCAGCAACTGTGGAACTGCTGAAGACCCATTATGGCTTGACAGACAAGCAGGCATCCGACCTTATGGGTGAGGATGACGATTTGTTTGCAGACCCGGTGGAGCAGCAGTACCGCCAACTGGAAAGCCGAATCCGTTCTTTTGAGGAACAGCAGGCTTATCAGGAGTTGGAGCGCACCATACAGTCTTTACAGTCCAAATATGAGGACTTTGACGCAAATGAAGTTGTGTCGGCTGCTTTGGCAAATGGCACTTCGGACCTAGAATCGGTGTACAAGCAAATGGCGTTTGACAAGTTGTATCAACAGAAGCAGATTCAGCAGCAGATTGCGACCCAGCAATCAGCGAAGGAAAAGCAAATTGTTGACTCTAAGCGTCAGGCTGGTGCGGTTGTTTCTAGTGGTTCATCTGCAGCAAATACCTCTAATGGGACTGGTCAAATTTCATCCCTTAGAGATGCTTTCTCTGCTGCAAAACAGCAGTTGGGTATCTCGTCTATTTAATTAGGAGAATATCATGCCTGCAGGTAATGCAAATTTTGATGCACTGTTGTCAACGACGCTTGCGAACTACCGTCCGCAACTCACCGACAACGTGTTCACCGCCCGTCCACTCACCTACTTCCTCATGGATAAGGGTCGCATTCGTATGACGAATGGTGGTACGAAAATCATTGAGCCTTTGATTTATGGTCAGAACTCAACGGTTGGTTCGTACAGTGGTTACGACACAATTTCCCTCACACCACAAGAGGGTATGTCGGCTGCTGAGTACGATTGGAAGCAGTACTCTGCTTCTATCGCAATTAGCGGTATTGAAGAAGCCAAGAACAATGGCGAGCAGGAAGTCATCAACCTTCTGGAATCGAAGATTATGCAGGCTGAAGAGTCGCTGCGTGAAGGCTTCAACCAGATGTTCTTTGCTGACGGAACTGGCAACAGCGGAAAGAACTGGAACGGCTTGGGCAACCTCGTTGAGTCCGGCAACACCGTTGGTGGCATTGACTCGTCAGATGCACTGAACGCTTGGTGGCGTTCATACGAGGAGAACACCGCTGGTGCGTTGACACTCCTCCAAATGACCACCGCTTACAACAGCGTTTCGGTTGGTAACGACCACCCGGACATGGTGCTCACGACCCAAACCCTCTTTGAGAAGTATGAGTCGCTGTTGCAGCCACAACTCCGTTACACCGACACCAAGACTGCAGATGCTGGTTTCCAGAACCTGCTGTTCAAGTCGGCACCGGTCACATTCGACGTGCACTGCACCGCAGGCGTCATGTACTTCCTTAACAGCAAGTACATCACCCTCGTTGGTCACAGTGGCAAGTGGTTTGCTCAGACCGATTTTGTCCGTCCGGAAAACATGGATGCACGCTATGCGCTCATCATGTGCTACGGCAACCTCACGGTTCGTAACCGTAAGAAGCAGGGCAAGTTGACTGCAAAGACCGCCTAGTCGGTTCATTGTTGAGTGGGGGGCGCAAGCCCCCCACATAACTTTTACATCAAAGGAGAACATCATGGCAGCAAAAAAGAGAGCCTCAGAGGCATGGTTGAAGAAGGTAGAGCAAGAGAAAAAGGAGCGCAAAAAAGACGCTGCTGTTGCAAAAGAGGCATATAAGGCTGTGTCCAAAAAGGGACAGGCATACAAATATGGACGGGGATACAGTTATCGTTCAACTACGAACGTCCGTAGAAACGACACTGATGATGGGAAAACCTACAACATTGACCGTGTTGATTTTAAAGTACAAAGCACTGGTGGAACAGGGAAGGGAACTACCCCTAAAACTGCTAATGCTACTTATAGGAAGGACCGAGTAAAGCGTGGACGAGATAGAACTTCTTTCTCGGTTGACCGTAAACTGAACGTCATTAAGGGCACCAAGTCCCCCAAGCCAGTGTTTGCAAAGACAAAAAATCTACGCAAGAAGATGGGCTAAAAGACCGCAAAACGGGAGGGGGTCTAGTACCCCCTCCTTTTTGCTATATGGGGAACGAAGACTCCTATAGGTGATGAATGCAAAACTTGCCCACACACTCTATGGGGAACCAGCCAGCCGGGGTTCACGTCCCGCTGGCAGCGCTCCTAATAGCCGCCTTGCACCGCCCAGCGGTCCTTATCTGGGACGCCAGCGGTGTGTTGCCAACGGCGACACCTGTGAAGGTCCACAGGCTAAGGGGACGGAATACTGTATTGGTCACTTGCGGGCTAAGCAATCCGGAAAGGATGTTTGATGTCTACAACAGCGGAGTTGACGCAACTGGTACGAGATATTACAGATTTGGATGAGGCAGACCTTCCGTCTGCTCTCATTCGCACGTTTATGCGTGACGGCTTTGACCGTATTCTGAATCTTGAACGCCGATGGCCGTGGCTTGAGGCGTCTACAACGCTGAACACTGTTGCCAGCCAACGTGACTATTTGATGTCTACGATTGCCAGCAACACATTCCGTGAAATCACCAGTGTTACCGATACCAGCCTTGCTGGTAATCGGTTGCAGTTGATTCCACTGGAAGACGCAGAACGTATTTACAACGGTGCGCTGGACACAGCCAGTCGCCCGATTTATTTCGCTGAGTGGGCTGACACAATTAAGTTGTATCCGAAGCCTGACACGGTGTACCCGTTGGCTATTCGTGGGTACCGCAAGCCGACGTATACATGGCTGACAAACACGGCGTTGGAACCTGATTGTGATGACCGTTTGCACACTGCAATTGCGTACTACGCCATTTCGCAGTCGTATAAGCGTCAAGAGGACAATGAGTTGGCTCAGGTGTATAAGCAATCGTATGACGAGGCTGTGGCTTTGGCTCGCCGTGAGATTATGCGTCCTTCGTCTAACCGTCCGATGATTATGTCTCGTGGTTCTGCGCCGATGAACTGGCGCTACTACATGCAGCAACTTGGTAGGACTCTTGGACAATGAGTACTCTTCGTCTGTTTCGTCAGGATGATTTCACTGGTGGGTTGAATCTTCGTGCTGACCAGTTTCAACTGGGTCAGAACGAGTCGCCTAGATTGTTGAATGTGGAGATTGACCCCCGTGGTGGGGTCTTTAGTCGTGGTGGCATGCGTCGCATGAACACCACGTTTGCTGGCACATGGAACCCTAAGGATTTGTTTCATTGGGAGGGTCCAACGGATTATTTGATGCTGACGACTGGCTTTAGCGTGAGCGCAGGCAAGGTGTTTCAAAGCACGGGTTCCAACTTTACGGACACGTTGATTCCTGTTTCCAATCCTTATGGCGCATACTTTGCGCCTTGGGGTGATGTTTTGTATGTGTCAACTGGTCGTGGATACCAGTGTTACAGTTGGAATGGCACAACTGCCACGGCAATTATGGCGAGTACATCTGGGTCGTTTGGTGTGCCTGTCAATCAGATGCCTACGGCAAATCTTATTACCAGCCATACCGGCAAGGTGTTTGTTGCCAACACGCAGGAAGACGGCGCAGATTACAAGAACCGTATTCGTTGGAGTAACGAGAACAGCCCGTTGCGTTGGGACGCAGCGGATTACATTGATGTCAACGAGGGTGGTTCTGAGATTCTTGGCATTGTGCCTTTTGGTGGTCAGTTGGTCATTTTGAAGTCTGATGCCATTTTTGTTCTGTACGGATACAACAGCGACACTTTTGGTATTACGGAAATTACACGCAAGGTTGGTGTTGTTAATCCTCGGGCTTATGCAGTGTCTGAACGTGCGTTGTATTTCTTCTCTTGGCCTGAAGGTTTATTTGCTTATACAGGTGAGGGCATTGTTGACTTGTTCCAGCCGATTAGGCCGATTATGTCTGGCACCAGAGTGAATCAGGGTGCTGCTTCCAAGATTGATGTCAGTTATGTGAATCGTCGTGTGTGGGTGTCGTTGCCGTATTCGGAGACCGAGGTTGCAACAGTCAACAAGCGTGTGTTTATTTATGACCCGTCGTTGAACAAGCGTGGTGACGGTGAGTCGTTTTCTACAGATGAGGCCTTCACATCGACCGGTTGCTGGACGCAGTTTGCAACTGCGGACGGCTATGGGGTTACATGTGGTACAACTTACAAATCTACAAATGGTTCTATTTTCCATGCTGTTGCACATCCTGAGGCTGCGTGTGTTGCTAATGTTGACCAGTACAACCAGCAGACCGACAACTTTACTGGTGTAGAGTTGAACTTTGAAACGTATTACCGTACACGGTGGATTGATGGCGGTAATTATGCGCAGAAGAAAATGTTCCGTCGTCCTGATTTTGTTTTGAAGCAGGTTCCAACTTCTCGTGATTTGACGGTGCGTGTGTACCATGATTATGAAGAGGCTGTTGGTTCTGAGCAGCGTATATTCACCATTAACTTGCCTGCTGCTGGTGGCGGTGCGGTATGGGGTGCACCTCCAACTGGTTCAATGACTTGGGGTACAAGTGAATGGGGCGCACCAAACGAGGGTGCGTTTATGGAAAATGGCAGCAATCTTGGTTTAGCCAAGAGTGTGCAGATGGAGTTTGTGGGTCCAACGGGTAAGTCGTGGGGCTTGGATAGTTTCGTTCTTAAATACAATCCTAGGAGGGTGAAAGCATAATGGCTAGTTTAAATTATCCTTATTCGTTTACAAATGGTACGACTGCTGATGCAACGCAAGTTAACTCAAACTTTGCAGCAGCAAAGACGTTTGTTGAAGCCAATGTTGTTCAGACTGATGGTTCTGTGCAGGCTGGAACAACGGCAATTGCTGATGGTGCTATTACTGTTGCAAAATTAGCAGCAAGCGTCAGGCCGGGTCTGGTGCATTTGAACACCACCACAATGAGCAATGAAACGCAAAAAATTATTTCTAATGTGTTTACTGGGACTTACAGAAAATACAAGGTTGTGGTAAGTAATTACATTCCAACAGCCACTGTTTCTGGTCCACTTTTTACACTGGCTACAGGTGGTGTTGCAAATACGGCTAGCAGTTTTACTGGAACACAGTTAAATACATACGCCCTAAACACCGCTGATTGGGGTCCATATAGAGACCAAAATGTTTCCTATCTTCAACTAGGTGATTCATTTAACCCCGGTGGATGTTTTATTGAGATGGAGATTGACTGTCCGGCACTTTCCAATGCGTATACATTTGTCAAATATGAAACTGTGTTTCCTACAGAAAATGCAGTTTATATTGGCGTCTGGAACGGTTATTACATTTTTAAAAACACAACGGTGTTCGACGGATTTAAGTTTTATGGTGGGGCAAATGCAAACGCCACAATTTCTGTATACGGTTACGTTATTTAAGACATACCATGACCGAACCGTGGAAAGCACCAGCAATGGGACAACTGAGGTCCGAGGACTCACGTCCTCTGACCCAGACGTTCTCATCGTTGACCGAGAAACTGAAAGAGATTGATGACGCCATTGCTGCA